AGGTAATGAGTTCGCTTCTATTGTAGAAGACGGAGTACAAGCAGCAGATGTCAGTGGTTACATTGACACAGGTTCGTACATCTTTAACGCTTTATTATCTGGTTCAATACACGATGGATTACCGAACAATAAGATCACAGCATTAGCAGGTGAATCAGCGACAGGTAAAACATTCTTCGCACTTGGAATGTGTAAACAATTCTTACAAGATAATCCCGATTCAGCGGTTATCTATTTCGAATCAGAAAGTGCAATCACAAAAGACATGATCGAGGAAAGAGGAATTGATTCTTCAAGAATCGTGATTGTACCTGTAACAACAATTCAAGAGTTCAGAACTCAATCTATTAAGATTCTTGATCAATATATGAAAGACAAGACAGACATGAAGATGTGTTTTGTACTTGATTCACTTGGTATGTTATCAACAACTAAAGAGATTGAAGACACAGCGTCTGGAGCAGAGACTAAAGATATGACGAGAGCACAATTAGTTAAAGGTGCTTTTAGAGTATTGACTCTTAAGTTAGGTAAAGCAGGTGTTCCATTAATCGTAACGAATCATACTTATGATGAAATGGGATTGTTCGCGAAGAAAGTAATGGGTGGTGGATCAGGTCTTAAGTACGCAGCATCATCAATTATCTTTTTGTCTAAGAAGAAAGAGAAAGACGGTAAAGATGTTATTGGAAATATTGTTCATTGTAAGAATGAGAAATCAAGACTTACAGTTGAGAACAAAATGGTTGATGTAATGTTATCATACGATACAGGTTTAGATAGATACTATGGATTACTAGAACTAGCAATCAAGTATGGTATCTTTAAACAATCATCAACAAGAGTAGAATTACCTGATGGTACAACACAATTTGGTAAAACTATTAATAACAATCCAGAGAAGTATTTTACTCAAGAAGTACTTGATCAATTAGACGAAGCAGCGAAACAAGAATATAAATATGGCAACCAGACTAGAACAGACGATACTCAAGAATCTGATACAGAATGAACCTTTCATAAGAAAGACACTACCTTACATTAAGAGTGAGTTCTTTCAAGAAAGAGATGAAGAATTTCTCTATAAACAAATTAGAGAATACTTTCTAAAATATCAGACACCACCGACAACTGAAGCTCTCATCATTGATATTGATGAGATCGAAGGTGTTGATCAACAACTTATATCAGATACAATGGTTCTGATTCGTGAAATCAAAGAAGACACGACACAAACACCTGATGAATGGTTAATTGATTCTACTGAAAAGTGGTGTAAAGATCGAGCAGTATACAATGGTGTAATGAGTTCTATCTCAATCATACAAGACAAAGAAGGTGCACAAGGTGAGATACCTGATATACTCAGAGAAGCATTATCTGTTTCTTTTGACAGTAATATAGGTCATGACTTCATTGAAGATTGGGATTCAAGATATGAGTTCATGCATAGAGAAGAAGAAAGAATACCTTTTGATTTAGACCTTATGAACAAGATCACTAAAGGTGGTCTTCCGAATAAGACATTGAATATCTGTATGGCAGGTACTGGTGTTGGTAAATCTCTATTCATGTGTCATTGTGCATCATCATCTTTATTACAAGGTAAGAATGTTTTGTATATCACAATGGAAATGGCAGAAGAAAAGATCGCGGAGAGAATCGACGCGAACTTACTTGACATATCATTGAATGATCTAGGTGATCTACCAAAGATGATGTATGAGAAAAAGATTACTAGAGTCAGAGAAAAGACTAAAGGTAAATTGATCATCAAAGAATATCCGACAGCAACAGCACATAGTGGTCATTTCAGACATTTATTACAAGAACTTGATTTAAAAAGAGACTTCAAACCTGATGTTATCTTTATTGATTACTTGAATATATGTGCATCATTCAGAGTAAGACCTGGTAGTAATGTTAATACTTACACTTATGTTAAGAGTATAGCAGAAGAACTCAGAGGGTTAGCAGTTGAGTTTGATGTTCCGATTATGTCAGCAACACAAACAAACAGAACAGGTTTTGTATCTACAGATGTAGGTCTTGAAGATACTTCTGAATCATTCGGATTACCTGCAACAGCAGACTTTATGTTCGCTTTGATATCTACAGAAGATATGCAAGAACTTGATCAAGTAATGGTAAAACAATTAAAGAATAGATACAATGATCCTGGTTATCATAAGAGATTCGTATTGGGTGTCGATAGATCAAAGATGAGATTATATGATTGTGAACAGTCAGCTCAAGATGAATTAGTTGATATTGGACCAGTAATGGATCAAACAACTACAGGTAAAAGAATTAGTTCTGAAAAAACAGAAGGTTTAAAATATGATTGATACCGCAGGTACACTTTTGTTATACTAACAGTATGGAAAATGATAAAAAAATAACGAAAATATTTTTAGACATGGACGGAGTTCTCGCGAACTTCGAAAGAGGTTTAGAAGATATGTTAGGTCACAAAGTTGATCTAAAAGGAATGAGTGACATCTATGATGAAAACAAGAGAGAACTTACGGCTAGACATCTTTTTAGAAAGTTGGAGCCTCTACCTGATGCGTGGAAACTCGTTGACTGGACTATGAACTCTGGTATTCATACAGAAATTTTGACTGCTGCAGGTACTGTTAATAGAACTATAGTTGTACAAGATAAAATAGAATGGATCCAAAGACATTTTACAAACAATCTGATTATTATACCTACATTCAAAGGTAGTCAGAAAGCAGCTTTCGCTCACAGAAAATCAGTATTGATTGACGATAGAGAAAAGAATGTAAAATGTTTCAGAGATGCTGGTGGTATAGGAATACTACATACTACGGCAGATGATACAATTAATCAACTCAATGAAATCCTCAACTCATAGTCAAGATCAAGGTACTATTAAGAGTAAGTCTTTAATGGACTTACTCTCTAAGAAAGTTGAGCTCAAAAAAGAACTAATTGTTCTTAAAAAATCCCACCAAAATAAAGAGAAACAAGAAGAATTAGTCGAGTCTATCGCAAAGATAGAAAAGTTCCTAAGTAAGCACAGAATTCAAAAATAGTATTGACATAAATACTACCTATGAAGACATTCTCTCAATTAAACGAAGAATCCGTAGACAGTTTAGATAAATTAGGACACAAAGGTAAATACAACAATAAAAGATTAAAAAAATTAGCTCGACCCTATCCGGCGTTCGAGGATTTTGATCTTGAAGAATGGCAAGGTTACCCACCACCTAAAAACAGTTCTACTGAAACACATAACGAATTACGATACCTTATGTCATTGGGTAGTAAAAGAAAAGTGTGGAAAACAGAAATGACTATGTATGATAAGAAAGTCATTAAACCTTTCAAAGATTACTTAGAAGATTTCGGTATAGAAGTTGAATGGGATAGAATTAAAGAGTTAGATTATCAACGAGGTAGTATCATATTATCTCTTAAAAGACACTATAATAGAATAAGACCAGCTGAATTAGCTAAAGAATTGACTCTACCATTAGACGCATTTCCATTAGAAACAGCTGACACACCAGCTTATCCGTCTGGACACGCTTCATCAGGTAGATTAATCTCATTATTAGTAGCAGATCAAGCTCCATTAGAACATAGAAAAAACATATTAGATATCGGTCAAAGAATAGCCGATAGTAGAATGGTAGCTGGAGCACATTATCCTTCAGATACAGCATTCGGTAAAAGAATAGCTGACGAACTATATCGTCTATCAAAAAATAGTAGTATCGAACCCGATCTAACATTAGAAATGGTTGAATCATTAGAGTATGATGGTGCTGACGAAAAAGATTTTGCTGTTGATGTTGTAGCTGATATTGATAAACAAATCGGTTCTATTAATGGTGAAGTATCATTAGATCAAAGAAAAGGATTCACAAACAGTAAGAAAATCGGTGTACAAATAATACTCAAACCTAATGAGAGAGTTAAGTTTACTACATTATCTAATGATATTATTGGTAGTGACGAAGACTTATCATTAGAAAGTCCTACA